AGAGGAAAAAACAGGGGGGGTACGCACCTTCTCTAAAAAAACACGCTCATTACGGCTTCCTTTGCTGCTGTTGCAGGACACGCAGCATGTACGCATGTTAGCTTCATCTATCGCCAGCTCTGGCGCTTTGCTAACTGGGATGATGTGGTCGATGGTCATGTTCTTATTCTCCGCACCACAGTAGTAACACACATACCCATCTCTAGCCAATACTCGAAGGCGTACTTCCTTGTACTTCCTCGATAGACGAGGATCACCCTTCTTTGTACTCATTGCCATCCTTTAGTCTTGAGATGATGTAAAGCCTTACAATAATCAGGCTCATCATACTCTGTATAACCATACCTATGCTGTACATACTTCCAATAGAAGTAGAACTGATAATCATAAGGAGCATCTATCAGCTTGGTATTGCGTATCTGGTAGTACCCATAATGTGAGCCGTTGCGAGCATTAGCTCTGAATGATGACTCTCTATGTACTATCTCGTTATGACACTTATATTGTCTATCTGTAAGTTGATAATCAGCTAATGAATGTAAATCGTAATAACGATCTATTGAGCCTTGTCCTACTGCTGTACTCTGCATAGACAGAGCTATCCCACTAGCGATGGCTACCCCGCGAGCTAGCCGCAGCGCGGCTCGCGGTGAGCCCCTGAAGGGCTCTAGCCCAGAGAGTACCAAGCGTGTCAAGTACATTTATGTATGACCCCTTACTTTATCTCAATATGTGGACTATGAAGTGCATCACATATTTTAAACTCTATATGCTTAGTTTTATCACCGAAAGAGTAATTGCATCGAGAACAAGCTGCGACAAGGTTAAGCGGGTCATCTGTTCCACCCTTACTTATAGGGATTACATGATCAACTGTAGTTGCCTCATCGCCACAATATACGCACATATAATCATGCATCTTTAAGATTAAAGCTCTGCGCTTTCTCCAGCGACTAGAACTACCATGCGTGTATTGAGATACTGGATGAATACCTAGAGTAACTGGATGAAACGTGCCTAATTTACATCTATCGCCCTTATATTGAGCACCAAGCCTAGGCATTATTTATCCGTACTGTAGAACCCTGAACCCTTGAAATGGACTGCTGGAACACTTGAGTACACCTTTCGCATGGTCTCACCACAGAACGGACAATCTAGATCGTGTGGCTCTGATATGGACAGCTCTTTGTCATAGCGGGCATTAGCCTCGCACTTCTCGTTATTGCACTCGAACTCATATATAGGCATTACTTACACGTCCTGCATGGCACATCAACCAACTTCCACGATCCGCATTGTGCGCATCTTTCAGGCTCTAATTCTACCGAATCTTTCTGTATATCTGCGTAAATTGGTAAGAGTAATTGCACCAAGTCACCAAACCGCATGAAAGCAAGATACTCGGAAGCATCTTCGCCCTGTCCATTCATACGACACACCACGAACGGAAGCTCTTTGCCATCCGCTCTCTTGGTGGCTTGGCGCAACCACTCTAGGGGCTGGAACGCAGACCTAGCCTTAACCTCAACGTCGAACGGAACGTTGGTTATATCTTTTCCAGCTCCACGACCTACACCTGCGCTTCTCCACCAAGTCGAGAGATAGGCTGCAACCACTCGCTCGGTACGCAGACCTCGGTCTTTTCTGTGTCGTGTCATGCACGTCCAGCAGAGTTAATTGTTCCGCACTTGTCACACTTCCACTCGTTCTGTAGAGCCCTTTGTTTAATCTGTTGAATCGTGGGTGGCGTGTTACATAACTGGCAGATAATGGCAAAGCCTAGTTTCTGCAGATCATGTGCTGATTCTCTTGCAGCTTGTAACTGCTCATCGGTAGGGAATTGCTCCCACTCGTCATCCATATTGCGGAAGAATAATTTACCCACGTTTCACCTGTGGCTTCCATTTGCCTGTTTCTTTGTCAATCTCGTACCAGATAGGCTCGCAACGTTCTGCATCTCCAAGGATTTGAGCCATACATTTCCAATGACCCCAAGGCTTGCCAGCCTTAGAAGTTCCTGTTTTCCATACACGCGCACCATGGATGCAGCTCTCGTCTGTCGGAGTGCCACCAAGGACATCCTTGACCATCGAGACTGCTTGTTCCATAGTCTGAACTGGTGCTGCTACTTGCATTGTCCATGGATCGTCTTCCTTTGGTACTGGCACATATTCGCTGGCTGTATTAGCCATCTTTGCCTTGGTCTCTTGCACAATACTTTGCACTTCGACCTTAGCCTTTACCTTACTCATCTCCTCACGAGATGCTCGCTTGCCCTTAGTTGCATATCCCGCATTAGCCAATGCGCGACCAATCGCACTTGTCTCACAGTTCTCAAGGGCAGACGTAGCATTAACTCCACGCCCTTGTATCGTTTCTTCAGCGAGCCCAGTAGTCCAAGGTCTAGCATCAGCTTCAGTTCGATAGATACTAGCTTCAACGATAAACCTAGAAGTAGTATGCTCAAGGACTTTTGTATGTATCTGACCATCTGGGTGATCCTTCCAGAACTTAACTAGGCGTTCTTCCACTGTCTCGTAATCTTCTAGGTTAAACATATAGATCGTTCTCCTCGGTATGTAATTGCCCTGCTATGGCAACGTACGCCGCAAGGTCGATGTAAGTGTCTGGCTTTGCAGTTTCCATGCTTCTTGCGATTTTGACCAATGCCATACACATCGCCACCTGATAATCAGTAATTGGCATTTCGAGGTATGAAGCCCAGAGTGCGGCTGTCCTTGACATATTGTCGCTAGGGTGTCCGTAATCAAGTCCTCGGTCTTGGATAGTAGCTCTCGCTTCGTTGAGGTAGTCTCTAGCATTCATCGACTCACCTGCTGTAGAGATTCGTAATACTTGCGTACTGCCTTACGTCCTTTGACGTAACCATCGTGGTAGCCAGAGTATCGCCCTAAAGCGAATGATCCGAATACCAGCAATAGTGTTATTAGCTGTGCAACTGTCATGATTGAGCCCCTTCTAGTAGTTCCAGCAAGCATGGCAAAAGCCATCGCTGGTTGATTCGTCTGTAAGTGCATAGCCGTCTGCGTTCCATAGGGATTCAAACGCATTTAAGCAGCTGACGCATTGACCCTTAAAGGTCATAACAATTGCGCGGCGCTGAATTGGAGTAACTGTGTTCATTTTGAGCCCTTTCTGTTGGTGTTAGGGCAAGACTACATGAGCCTTATCAGGCATCCACCTTTTTTAGATAACGAAATGATAACGATTTGAGAAGGATCTTCGTCCTCAAAGACTGGACTAGCGAATCCGTCCATAGACCTTGCCCTGCACAATAAACGTGCCGTTCTTCTCTATGTTGATTATGTCCACTTGGACGTTAGAACCCTTGACATACATGATGGCAAAGGCTTGCTGCCAATTCGCCGTTCCCTTGGTGTATGAGGCTTGTCTGAAGTCCATTAGATTACCTACCTCAACTCCATGTAAAACACGCCCTAAACGCCCGCCAGAGGCTTCTGTGAAGGCGCTACGCCCTGCCCTATGGGTATGACCAGAGATGACGTTCTTCCCATGCCTACGAGCCGCTTCTAGGGCTGATAAGCCCCCTAGCTGCTTAATGGGTGTGTGGTCTCCATGGACTGCTATCCAGTTGGGTGCGATGTTCATAGGGTTCTTATGAAAGGTTATGCCTAGCTCATCGAACTTCATGAACTTCTCGAAGCGAAGCTCTGGCAAGGATAGGAATGATGGAATCTTCTTCATGATGATGTTGTAAAGGCGGTCTGTGTGGTTAGATCTTATGCAGTCTGTGACCCCTAGTTCCCAGAGCAGCTCTACGCATCGGTCACGATCATCGCCAAGGCTTTGTTCATAGGCTTGAGGCGTACCTTCTGACCACTTGCTTATAGTCTGGAAGTCAATCTCATCGCCGATGGTGACAGTCTGGTCTGGCTTGAAGGTTTGTAAGAACTTAGCGATGTTGCGTGTGACATGCACGTCCTCGAAAGGCACTTGCAAGTCTGACAGTATTACGATTCGCTTAATCGTCATCCTCATCTTCGTAGGGGATATTATCTATGCGGTTAGGTAGGCTAGGCAGAATCCAGTCAGGGTAAGCATCACGTTCCATAATGATGCCTAGAGCAATATCAACGCCAAAGCCAGCTCTGCGCAAGGCGCGGTACATCTCATGCAACCCGATAGCCCACGCATCTAACGCGTTGTAAGTGTCTAGGTCTATGACCTTCTTCTTAGCCATGGCTTTATTATCGGTCTAGAAGTATGTTGTAAATCTCATCGACACGCGAATTAAGTCTCTTAATTTCAGAGAGTAAATGGGTAATGACGTACCCAGCCAAGCCACCCAAGATGCCTAGGCTTGCGAAGTAAAGGGTGAAGAAGTCGCTCTGTGTCATTTCTTAGGTGTTGCGTATCCGAATACGCCTGCGAGGACAGCCCAAAGGACAGAGCGATAATCAAGTGCAAAGTTAGATGCACCCCAAGCTGCTAGGAACGCACCTGCTGTCAGGATTGCTGGATTCTTCATGTTCATTATTCTCCGCCTATCATGGGTATATTAAAGAACGAGCCATCGAGATCACCCTTGCTCGTAAAGCTGATATGAAGATGAGACTTGTGGCTATTGCTTCCAGTATATTTTCGCCAAGTCCAGCGCCTCTTGGATGATGCAATTCGTCCATCGAATATAATGTATTTAATTCGTAAATCTCCAGACTTCGCACAGAGTCGAATCTGGTCAGCAAGGTATGGCATGAGGTCGGGCTTAGACTTTCCACAGAGATCGCGGTCAAGGTCAATGGCTCGAACAACTGATTTAGCACCTTTATCTGGGTTATGATCAGACTTAAGATGTGAATGTCGAGCATCACCAATCCAGCCGTCCGAGGTTCTATCTCGATCTGGGTACGAATCATCGAGCTGCTCCCTTAGTTGCTGCCCTGCCTTGCATAGCCATGCATTCATGCCAGTAGGAGCTTCGCCTCATCAGCAGTAATGCCTAGACGATCTAGCAGCGCAGCTTTAGCCACAGCGTTAGCTGCTGCCTTAGCATCTTCTTCAGCCTTCTTCTCGGCTGCTAGTTCTGCTGCGTAGGTCATCTCTGCAACCTCTGCGTCTGTCAATTCGATAATTGACTCCACGCCTGTCTCGCAGTTGATTTCGATTCTTGTTGGATTAGGCATTTTTGACTCCATATAGGTAGGCGGTTGAGTATTGTGCGAACCCTGCATCGGGCAGCAAGGTTATTCTGTTGATTGCGGCTGTACCTGTCCAAATGCCAGCAACCAAATCCATATATTGAGTCGTGGCGTTTGTCTCGGCAACTGTGTCAAAAGAGACTGACTTTTGATTTGATGAAAGATAGTTGGGTACATAAAGTTCAGCGTTACCAAATGTGCTAGCGGTTGCACCGCCGCCGTTTGTATTCCATAGGAGCATTTTATTTTGAGCTGTGTTGGCGTAACTAGCCGCCGATGCTCCGTTGCCTTCGATTGTTCTTGTTGAGTAATTAGTGCCTGAATCATTATTGAAGCGTAGATAAAGATATGCTCCCACCCCGCCTGTAGTGTCTCGGATTGAGCATTTGACCACTAGGTCTGTAAAGGTGCTAGGGATAGAGCTAAAGTCAATAGAAGCAGCCCCACCTGACCCGACTGTAGAAGAAGCGATTAACTCAAATGTGTTTGGCATTATGCGCTCGCAATTCCGTATAGGGTAAAGGTAGTACCAGCAGAAAAAGTAATCCCGCCTTGACCTGCAAAGAGTTGCAAGGTGTTGATTGCAGACGTTGAACGCCATAACTGCGCTGATGCTTCAACGTCAAAAGCAGCCCCACCATTACGAGCAATCATTGTCTTGAACGTGGTTGTGTTGGAATAATTTTGAAAGTTCATTATCCAAGTGCCGCTTGATGCTCCGTTTTGCTCAAAAAAAGTAAAGTAAGAAAAATTAGTGCGGCGAGTAGAAACTGCGGTGTTGTTAGTTTTTCCAATAATTGCTGTGTTACTGTAATTGTTGCCAGTATCTATTGAGCCGTTTCCAACTCGGGCTTCTACTGATTGAGCTGCGCTTGTAAAGAAATTACATACGACAACCAAATCTGTGTAGGTTGTTGGAATAGAACTAAAGGTGTAGGAGCTAACACTAGACCCCAGCGTGGTAGTGGCTATCGGCGTGTAGGTAGAAGGCATTTATCTATCCTTTGATTCCGTAAAGACCAATATGGCTGTACTGCTTAAACGCATCGGTAGAAGCAGGGTAAATCTTTATTGTGTTAATAGCAGAAGTAGAACGCCAAGAACCAGAGCGAAGCAAGATGTAACCTGATCCGTTTGCATCAGAACCAAGCAAAGAACGCATTGTCTTGTATTTGTTGGTGTCTGCATAATCTAAAAAGTCTGCAACGAAGCCGCCTGTGTAACTAGTGCTATTAGATTCGACAAAGCCTATCTGCATAAAGGAAGCGGAAGTTCCAGCACCCGCGCCAGCAGAACTGCCTTGTCCGTAAAGTTCGTGCCAAGAGTAATTCCCAGCAGTATCAGAATTAACCTGTGTAAGAATGTTTTGCTGGTTAGTGCAAAGAAGGCTGCCTCGGATTTGCAAATGTTTGTAGGTGCTAGGGATTGAACTGAAAGTAATGCTCGTTACGTTGCCAGTAGCGACATAAGTGGCAATAGACTCATAGGACGTGCCACCACCTGCGGCTGCGCCCCCTGCGTGTAAAGCAGCTATTTGATTAAGCAATTGCGCCTACCACGTACCATTGGTCTACGCCTGTCTTAATGCAGACTGCTGACTTGTACTGTCCAAGGGTAGGAGCAGCGGCTACTGCTCCCGCTGATAAGACTGTGGTTGTGCCTGATGTGACTGCGCTGATTGTGCATGTGCCTGCCCCGATGTTGAGGACTGTAATGGCTGTGCCTACTGGGAAGGCTACGCTGGCATTGGTAGGAATCTTGAAGGCAATAGCAGTTGCCTTGTTCATAATCTCTAGGACTTGGTACTGATCCGCTAGGACTGCTGTGTAGTCTGCTGTGTTCGCTGTGCCAATCGTAAAGGTTGGAAGGCTGTTATAGGTAGCCGCTGTTAATACGTCTCCTGTTGTGACTGGAAAGGTTGCCATGTTGCTCCTAATAACTCAATGTAGATGTGCCGATTATACCGTATGTACTGCTTCCAATAATGAAACCATCCACTATTGGCTCAAGCGTGGTGATTGCTACTTGCATCTTGTTCGCTGTTATATCCCAAGCAAAACCCTGCGCTTGTAATGTCTTGGTGATAGTCGAGCCTGATTCTGTGACGTTTGTGATTTCTAGGTTGTCAAAGTAATCAAGCCCAATAAGGGTGTCCGTTGGTACTGCTGGGTCTAGTAAGTCCACCAGCATCTCGTCAATGCGGATAGTGGTTTCCTTGCGGGTATTGACGTAGTTCTGGGCTATGCCTAACACGATGTCATCTGTCTGCGCCACAAGGTTCTCTTGTGTCAAGCTGTGTGGGAAATACTTGTCAATCGAGGACTGGCTATAGACCAGTTGAGCTGTGCCACCTACGCGGTTAAACTTGACATCGTTAATGATGAGCTTGTCATCGAAGGCATACTTGACGTTTCTGTAAGGAATCCCTGTGGTCTGGTTAAAGGCGATAGAAGGCTGACCAAGGCTAGAAGTAACCTCTGTGCGGTTGAGATATACGGCTGTGCCGTCTGCGCTCATGTAGAACGCTCCTAGCCCTTCAGAGAACTCTGCATTCTTAATCGCATCTAGGGTTGAGCGATTGGTTGCTGGATCAGCCACGCAGGTCGAGACTCCAGTTGAGATTGAGCGCATAGATGCAGGGAAGCTCACATTGTCCAGAATCTTGTTAATGCGTGTGCCTGTGTCTTGCCCTGCTGCTGTGTCTGGGATAGTGCCTACATTGGACATTTGCAAGAGACGAAAGCCATCGGTACACATAATGTCCACATAGGCAGTCTCCTGCCCTACAGGGAAGGTGTAGCGGTAATCATTGACATAACCAGAGAATAGGAAATGTTCTGCTGTAGCTGTGGTGGCAGAGATGCGCAGCTTACGAAGTGGCACAAGATAGCCAAAGTAAGGCGATGAAGAGTTCTGCGGGTTGAAGTAGCCTAGCGGGTCTAGGACTCGGACAATGGCTGTGCCAGCATCGTAGGTGTCCTTCATGACGTTACGACCACGCCTGATAGAAATGCTGTACACGTCTGGAGTCAAATCGACTGTTGGGATAATGACATCAGATGAGCCAAAGGAATTGACCCCGATGACTCCGTTATCTGGTGAACCAATCACAAAGCCTGACCCGAAGGTTGCCCCGCCAGAGAAGTCGAAGCTGACTGCTATCTGTGCGGGTAGGCTCATAAGAAGAATCCAGAGTAACGCTCTAGTTGTGCCACCTTGCCAGAAGATAGAGAACTGTTCTGTAGGTTGCGGGCAATAGTCTCGGTTAGGTCTTGCTCGGATATAACTGATCCTGCAACGTTCACCACAACTGTGCTGCCAGCGTTAGGGTTGTAACTCAAGCCTGTCATCTGGTTGTAGGAGATCATGCCGTCTGAAGGGTAAGCAGATACGTTTGTCGCTGGTGGTGTTGGAACGCTTGTGTTGCCTTGTGGCGATGTAGGTACTGGCGCATTGGTCATAATGGCTGCTGCCTTACCAGCCAAGTAAGACAGGTAGGCATCGAGATACTCAAATGGGTTGCGAGCATTAGGCAAAGCGGTTAGGAATCTAGCAAGGTTGCCTGAAGCATCTTGCGCCTTAAGAATCTGGTTAGTAAGGTCTCTGGCTACTGCTTCGTTGCCGTTAAGGATTGCAAGCTGCGCTTGAACCCGCATTGTTTCCTCTTGGGTAAGTTTGCCCTTAAGAGCTGCGACAAGTTGAACCTGTTCTAAGTCAAAGATTGAGGCAGACTTCTTAAGGCTGTTCTGCTTTTTCTGCTCTGCTGTCAAAGCCTTGGTAGATGCGACTTGCTTCTTAGTTAGGTCTGCAACTTGCTTGGCTCGCTTAGCGGCTGCTGCCTCTGCTTCGCGTTGCTGGCGTGTGCGGATTGCTGTACCTGCTGGTGAGGCTGAACGTCCGCGAGATACTGTTGGAGTACGGTCAAGGGTTCTGGCTAGTAAGCCATCTGCCCCAGTTAAACCACCAAAGGAAGTAAGGAAATCTAAACCTTTGTATAACTTGCTTAAGCCGTTAATGGCTTGGGCTGTAGCCATGGTAATGGCGTTAATACCCTTAGCAATATTCTCAATAGTCTTTTGTGCATCGCTAGCCTGTGATCCACCACCGAGGACTGCAAAGGCATCGACAAGACCTTTACCGATTGACTCTTTAGCGTTCTCTGATGAGACACGCAACACATCTAATTTATATGAAGTAGTGGTGAGGTAATCCTGCGCTGCGCCAGCAGACTTAGCCAGCATGATGCCCAGAATCTCGTTGAAGCTTTTGGTCTGTAGTTCTGCGCGGGTAAGCCCTGTGTTGTACTTGATAAGTCCACGAGTGATGCCGACATAACCTTTGCCTAAGTCTGTAGTTACTGTGGCTAAATCTACGCCTGTGGCTCGGCTAATCTGGATAGCATTGTTAAGCAGCTCTTGAGACTTGGTGAGTGATCCTGTGATGTTAAGTAAAGACTGGAAGGCTGGGCGAAGAATGTCATCAGCGATTGCTGCACTTCGCTCCAAGCCAGAAATAAAGTCTGCAACCTGTACTTTGGAGAAAGACAGCCCAAGGTTATCGACTGCGCTAGATAGTCTGCGGGCTGCCGCCTCATCGTCTGCAAAGGCTTTAACTGCTGCCTTGCCATAGGCTGCCATAGCCGATGCGCCAAGGGTAACGCCAAGTGTGCGCCCTAGCTTCTTGATTGTCTTGTCTAAGCCCTTGACTGACTTCTCTGCTTTGTTTAAGCCAGTCGCGTCCATGGTAGTGGCGATGCGGATTGCTAGGTCTGTCATTCCAGCCATTAGTCAGCCTTCCTTGCTCTAAATGCTATTTCGCCTCTGGCGTTAGACTTCTTTACAACCTTTTCGTTTGAGGCTTGTATAGCCTTCACAACTGCGGCAGTTGTCTTGCCTTGATCGTTAGCCCATGCTCTAAAAAGTAAGCGACCCTTGGTCTTGCGAGTTCTGCGACCTGCGCTGTTGGATTGCTGTGAATCAACCAATGGCGGTAGTGCGTTAATGAACTGCCGTCCTGCATTGGGGTTTGCAGACTTATTGACTGTCTTGTCCATCTGCCATTCTGTTATGAACTTGCCGTTGCGGTACTTCCTAACTCGCTGGGCTGGTGGTAATCCTTGTGGATTTTTACGCCCTGCGGTCTCGTAAATAGCACCAGAAGCAGATTTGTTAAAGATAGTGGCAAGGCTTCTAAAACCTCGTCTGTTTGGCTTTGTGGGGGTTGTGGAGTAGCCCAAGCCCTTCTTGATAAGCCCAGCGTTAAAGGCTCGATACTCCCAGATTCCTACTGCGTTGCCCCAGCCGCTTAAAGGCGAATCGCTCGGAACGAATCCTCTAGCTTGATTAACTACCTTGCGCAGATGCCCTGCGATTTCTTTCTGGGTTTCCTTGGCTAACTCTGGCGCATATTGCTTTAGGGCTTTGCTAAGAGCTACGGCGTTGTCTAGTTCTACTGGCATCGCTTCGCTCCTTTGCTATGTCCTTTAATACCTGTACATGAGCCTTGAAAGCCATCGGAGAAAGTTCCACGATGGTGTTGAACGGAACTCCATACTCGTAACTTAATCTAGCTGCGAGATAGGTGAGGGAGTTCCGATCTAACCTAAAGGGTCAGACTCTAAGACCTCAACTGACTTGAGAGTCTCTAGGAATCCTTCCCCAAAGGGTTTGACTGTTTCACCCGAACGTCTAATTGCTTCCCAGCACAGCCAGTATACGTCTGACTGCTTCTGATCTTCAATCAAGGCTTTGTGAAAGCCTTTCTTGGCGTATTGCTCAAAGCTGTACTCCAAGACTGGAGTTATCTCGAACTCCTGCACTTGTCCGTCAGCCCTTGTAACTTTGAGTTTTGCCATAGCCCTTATCTCCTTCTTACGCTGTTGTGACTGCTACTGTACCAGAGACGTTCCAAGTTACAGATTGTGTGCCAAGGTCTCCAACCGCGCCGTTGATGTCGGTGAGGTTATTGACTAGGCAGGTCATTGTGTAAAGAGGGTTTGTTGCTGATACTGCTGATGAAGTCTGCTTGGCTGTAACTGTTACGTTTGTGCCGTATGCAGCCTGTAGTGTCTGCAAGACTTCGCCTGTGGCTGTGTCGTTGAGGAAGTCGATAGTAAGTGATGCAGCCTCAAGACCCTTGACGAACTTGTGTCCTGAATCGCCCATCGCTGTTACTTCGAGTTCATCGAAAGTGCGGTTAATTGTTACTGCTGTTACGTGGTCTGATAGATCAACTGAATTGACTGTAAGAACCACGCCATTGTTTAGAAATACTGCCATTTCAGTTATTCCTCATCTTTCTTGGTAGTTGGTTTTGGTGCTGCTTTTACTTCTGGAGTTTGTCCGATTTTCGCAAGAAAAGCGTCTCGCTCCTTTTCCCAGTCGCTCATGACTAGCTCCATTCCGTTAGGGTACTGATTGCGACATCGCAAGCCAGTAAGTCTCCAGTAGGTAGGTTCAGCACTTTAGGGCTAGACACGCTGCCTACGTTGAACACAATGCTCGATGCTTCGAGCAGCTGGAAGAGGCGTACTACATCGTCCTCAATTCCTGCGAGGTTTCCTTGATTGTCCAGTAATGGCACAAGGATTGTGATAGTAAAGTTTGCTAGCGGTGCGATGGCTGTGTAGTCATTATTGCTAGGCACTAGGTAAGGATCAGCAGGGCTGACAATAACGCTGTTAGCGATAGGCGTAGCAGGTGGGAACGAGAACACGCTCCACTTGCTGTTGTCAGTCAGGGCAGCCGCTATCGAGCTGCGTAAAGTAGTTATCGCTGGCATCAGCCCACCATAGAGTTAGGGCTTAGGTAAGGCGCAAGTAAGCCACGAACGCGAGCCATGAGCTGATTTGACATGGTGTATGGGCTTGGAGCGTAGCCGTCAATAGATACGCCTTGACCTGTTGGCGCTTGACGCGCTTGCCAGATAGCCACGCTGATCATGAGGCTGGCTTCCTGAATGGCTGGGATGGTTGTGTAATCAACGTAAGTATCTGCTGCCGCTGTGCCGTAAGGGTTAATTGGGTGAAAGGTTGCAGGAGTGTTGTTGTTGCCTGTGATTGCATAGGTTACTGACTTCTCACCAACGCCTGTGATGGTCTTATTGCCGTTGTGCTTTGAGCCGCATCCTGTGATGTTTAAGACTTGACCAACGTAGAACACGTCTTGTACATAGTCGTTAAAGTAAGAAGTACCTGTGTGGGCTGTGTTGCTGTGTCCGATGATTGGAGTCGTGTTAGTCCATAGAAAAGGCAACAAGACGTTATCACTTGCATCGCAGACTGACTGCAAGACTGCATCAGTATAGAGAGTTCCAATACCGAGTGCGGTACGAAGCTCTGCGACTGTTGTGATGCTCATTGTTATCCTTTCTAAAGACTAGGGGAGCTGCAAGGGCTCTGGCAGCCCCCCTAGCGACTTAGGGTGTTGCTATTATGTAAGGTTGAACTTACGTACGCCCTTACCTGACTTAGCCAAGTAAATTGCGAGGTATCCGTAGAGGTTGATTTCAATCTCGCCAGATGTGAGGACGTTTACGCGAAGCTGGGTTGTTGGTGACTCCCAGACGTAGACTGATGATGGAGCAACGAGGAACGCAGAGTTATCTACGATGCCAGATGCTGCAATGTTGTGATCTACGATGAGGTCTGTACCAAGTACGCCACCTACAACGCTTGTAGCAACTGCGTTGCCTGATGCGTTCTGTGTTGCGCCTTGTGCTGAGTAAAGTGCGCGACCTGTTGTGTCAGCGTATCCTGCGATTGCTGCCCACTGGTCTGTTGATGCAACAAGCTTGTTAGCGAAGTCTCCGCCTGTACCCTTGTATGCGGCTGCGCCTTCTACAGAGATGAATGACTGGAGTCCTGCTGCTGTTGCTGCTGTTGTAGCGGCTGCTGTGCCGTCAGCAATGAAAGCGTTGAGAAGTGCTGTATCTGTTGCCTTCTCGTATGCCTTGCGAAGTTCTGCCATCATGAGTTCCATGAACGCAGGTGATGAACGATCTACAAGCTCGAAAGATACGCGCTGTAGACCAGAGAACTTGTTAATTGAAACTGTGTCATAAGCAGATGTCATGCCAGTCTCTGATGGTGCTGCACCTTCGTTGGTGTCTGCAACTGTTGGAGCGACATCAGCAGATGAAGCGTTTGTGTAAAGACGTGGAACTGTGAATGACATTCCAGAGTCAATAAGTGCCTGACGTGTTGCTGCCTCGAACGCTGGACGTCCTGTGAAGG